ACATCGACGCAGACGACGACTAACATCTAGGCTGACCATCTACTCCAGTCTGGAAATGACAAAAGGACCCCCTTCCATAGCAGAGATGCTAGGGTTGGGGGTCTTCTTGTCTCTATGGGCCTGCTAGGGCCCTGTTTGAGGGGGTTTTACTTCTTGCTTCCGATGCCAAATTCCTTGGCCTTAGGGTCTAGAGCCTTCCATACTGGCGCAATGAACGCTGAGAGGAAAGCATAAACCAAAGCTTTAGGGTCTGTGACCCCTGATGCATAGAGCGCTACCACTGTTGGTACTGCTGCACGTGCATAGGTTGTCACGATTGCTGTGAGTTTTTCTGTATTCATGTATCTCCTTAGGATTTAAAGACAGGCTTACCGAATCCCACGATGTACACAGGTAGTGACTTCTTGAGAGCAGGGCCGTTCTTTACTTTGTAAGCACGCTTCTTGAGGCAGACTTCTCCTCCGTTGCGCTGGTCGCCCTTCTTGTCAGGGCTGGTGTTGCCTTCAATGCAGATGACTGTGCCATCTCCGTTGTCTCTAGCCACGATTCCAACGTGACTAATGCGGTCAATACCATCATTGGGAAAATCAAAGAAAACAATATCCCCAGGAAGAGGAGTTGCTTCATCTACTTTTTCCCACTGATTCTTTTTGATGAATGCTTGGGCTCCAGCAAGAGTGCTAACAACGTTAGGAATTTTAAGCCCAACTTCGTTCGCACACCACATGACAAAAGAACCACACCATGGTAGAAAGTTCGCCTTAGTGAACGCTCCATACTTTGTTTCATTGTCCTTTGGCCCTTCAATAACGCCGATTTCTGCTCGGGCTACTTTGATAAAATCATTACGCTGACCCATATTATTCACTCGCTTTCTTGTCAACCTTAGCAAAGGCTGCATTGATTTCTTCTGCTGATAGATTGCCATCTGCTAGGAAGAAGCGAGCTAGCGCTTCAAGTACTCGAGCTGCACCTAGTGCACCAGCGAGGACTGCCGCCTGCCATACTTCAATACCTACGAGGGAACCAGCACCGATAACACCGAGTGCTTCTGCTGCAATGACTGCGAGGATTCGCATCATCACATTCTTAAATGTGTCCATTATTCATCGTCCTTTAGGTTGCGTAGATTAAGCGTGACTGTCCAGAGGACTAGACATCCCACGATTGCATAACCAACAACTGTCTTGGCTGAGCCTTCAAGGACTACCCAAGCGACGAACATTCCAAGGAGTGTCCATAGTTGATTGGCAATATCTGATAGTAGTTTTTTCATTATGGCTTTCTCCTATATGCTGCAGTAGCAGCAGCTCCTGCTGCCGCTTGTGTTGCTATGCCACCTGCGATGATTGCAGATACGACTACGTCTTCTGCCTTCTCGCGTACTTCTGGTGGGAGGTCCGCCCCTACACTACCAAGAGCAGCAAGTGCTGCACCTGGGTCAGTAAACATTTCCTGCAGCAAAGCTGCTGGGTCTTGTAACAAAGCTACGGCGATAGCCACCTCTGCTGTAACTACCACACCGTTCTCCAGTTCGACTGGAGTATCAGGTTCTAGCTCTTCTAGGTTTGTGCTATCCGTTACTTGAATCACCTGCTGTGATACGATTGGCTCAACCATAGGAGGTTCAGGTGCAATATCAATTACAGGTTTTATCTCAGGCTCTGGAGAAGGTTCTGGTTCAGGCAAGGGCTCTACTGCAGGCGGTTCCTCAGGAACGGGTGCAGGCTCAGGTGCGGGTGGAGCTTCTTCTACGGGCTCTGGAGCGGGTTCAGCAACAGGCTCTGGCTGTGGAGGTTCTTCTGCAGGAGGAGGAGGAGGCTCTGCTGGAGCAGGCTCAGGCTCAGGTGCAGGCTCAGGTGCAGCAACGGGTTCAGGCTGCGGAGCAGGCTCGGGCTGTGGAGCTGGTTGCGCAGGAGCTGGAGCTGGCTGAGGTTCCACCGCAGGCGGGGCTGGCGGTGCTACAGGTACAGGTTCAGGAACAGGAGTAGGCGCTGATGTTACAGTCGTTGTATCTACTACTGTTGCTGTGTCTTGGACTACTGTTAGTGTCTCAGAAGAAACAGTTTGAGTCTCAGTTGAAGATGGAGAGGGAGAGGGCTCGACAGTGGCAGTCTGAGTTTCAACAGTTGAGGGACTCGCACTTGGAGTTGGAGTCAAGGAATCAACAGTTGGTGTCTCTACATCAGGAGTTAAAGTTGGACTTGGAGAGGGAGCAGATTCTGGTGTTGCAGTTGAATCAGGAGTTGGCGAAGAAGAAGGGCTCACTGAAGGAAAGGGCGAAGGCTCTGGAGTGGGACTTGCAATAGAGACAGTAACTATAGGTCCGTACCATCCACCCCAAAATCCCACATCTCTGCCAGTTGCAACAATGGTAAGTTGACCTGATATCTGTGCGGTTAAAGTTGTAATCTCAATTGTATTACCTGAGTAAGATTGACCGTTGATTGATACAGTCCAAACATCTGGAATAGGATTACAAGTACCGATGCAGTTAGCAATTGTATTGTTGACCGTGACTGTTGCAGTTGAACCATCAGTAACAGTTCCCGTGTAGGTGGCAGAGCCGCCACGATAATCAAACTGAACTGTGTTGCCAGATACTAAACCATTAGTAGCCTGCCAAGTGCCATCTGCATTAGCTATAGGACTCCAAAAGAATGAAGTGCCTAGAACTAGAAAGAATACTGCGTACTTACTTGCTCTCTCTTTCACAGAGGATAAGGTAAATCTGGTCAACGCGTTGTTCAACTCGGTCCAATCGTTCGGTATTGATATTAACTGAGTCCCTCAATGAACCTCCACCGTTTGGCTTAAGTTCGTCTAAGTAGTGCTTGACTAGCCAGCGGATACCCGCTGTAAATCCAGCAACCAAAGTCATGATGGCTACGGCAAAGCCTGCCCATTCTGTTGCTGTCATTAGACCGTCCTAATTGTTATGTTGATAACGCCACCAAATCCGCTGAATCGCTTATCAGGTGGTGTCGCTCGTTGGAATGAAATCTGTTCGATAACTGCCTGACGAGATTCGCCAGTAGTCAAATCCTGCCAGGTAAGTACGTCACCTGTTTCTTCAATCTCTTCTAGTGCCTGAATCTTCTCGAAGGCTTTGCCTTCGTAACCAATCATTGAGTTGTATCGGTCAGTCTCCAAATCAAAGCAGTAGACAGGGAACTGGATAACACGCTGGCGTGGGGTAGCAATAGTTGCTTTAGCCTGGTAGCCCTTGAAGATAGGACCTTGCGAGTTATCAGTTCCATCACGATAAAGAATAAACTTATAAGCAACATACTCTTGTGCTGTTGCAGGAGATGATGTGGTTACTTCAATAGGGCTGATAGTTGAGTCGTATGAGATGTGGTCATACTCAACTCCATCCTTGTCTACAGTTTCCAGTGTCATAGAACCGTAGGTAAAGTTACCGCGTCCTAGTAGGCGCTTAAAGTTCTTAGGCTCAAGAGTTCCATAGCGGATGTTACCTGTGGTTAGGTATCCTGATGTGCGTAGCGTTGTTGCATCTTCGATGTAGATGCCACCTGCTGCGCTATCAGCATATGCTGTGACGAATACAAGACGGTCAGTACCATCTGCAAATGCACAGCCAGTAGTTACGTGCCCTGTGACACCATCCATATACAAGTCATTAGCCCACGCAAAGCGTAGGGTTTCAAGTTCGTTAGATAGGTCAATACGGATTACTCCAGCCTCACCATCTACACCAGTAGCGCACCACACATAGTGGTCGCGTGCTGCAAAGTCATAGCAAGGCTGTGATGTTTCCACAATAAGTGGACCATAGTTGAGTGAGCCATCCTGGTCAGATACTGCTGCCACACGGATACCCTTGTTGGTGCCAATCATCATATAGCCAAGGTAATAGAAAATTCTGTGGACAATCTCACCGACAGGTAGTTCTGCTGCTACTACTGCTGATGTAAGAGTAGGCATTACCCCAGCGGTTGAGAGTGTGAACTTCTGGATGGTTGACTGAATACCATTGTAGCCAGCAACATAGATAGCAGGACCAGAGGCAGCCACCGAGGTATAGACGTGACTAGTTGTTGGGTGTGTATATACAGCAGTTGGCATAGCAGATGCTGTTGTTGAAAACTCAAAGACTTTGTTGTTAGCACACATTACGATGCGGTCTTTGATATACTCCATTGTCGCATTAGTGACTGCGCCAATCTCGTCAAACATTGTAACTACGTCTGCGCTAGATGCAGAAGAGCCAGTCAATGGCTTCTTGTATACAGTCTTCTTGGTTGCTGTATTGGTAATCCAGTAGGCATAGGTTCCGTCATCGCACATCGCAAAGACTGGGGCATCGGTGCCTGAGTTGTAGTCCACGAAGTGGGTGACTGTGCCGTCTACTGCAATCTTGTCTACGTCGTACTCATCGTGGAGTAGTACACCTGATGTGGTGTTCCACTTGATAGAACGCACGTGCTGTTGCACATTGCCATTGGATGCGATAGGACCAGTAGTTTCGTGTGTTGCTGTGCAAGATGAGAGCAGTGTTACCTGACCTTTAGTCCATACATCTACACCCTTGCTTTCAGCAAAGCGATAGTGCCCTACTTCATCAGTTGTTGCTGGGTCATAGAACTTAATACCTGAACCAGAGTGGAACGATGCTTGACTACGAATCCACCAACCAGTCAGAGACTGCTCGCCAGGCTCAGTACCATTGTCGAACTGGTCCTTACGAAAGGGTGCAGTCTGACGGATATAAGGGCGTGAGTCATTGATTGCATAGAAGAATGGGAGTCCACCTATTGCTACGTCGTAAGACATATCGGTGTTCTGCCATACTGCTGTAGATGAAACTACACCAACGTCAACTGCGATAGACCTGTTGGCTCTACCATCTGTTATGTCACGACCAGCCACGTTACTCCTTAGATAGAAAAATTAGTTGAGCAGTTTGAATCCGTGCTCAGGGATAAGTTAATTAGAAGCGAAGTACGTAAAGAACGCCTTGACGTCCAGCGCCGCCTGAAGAACCACCATTGGCTCCTCCACCACCGCCTCCGCCTGCAGCGTAACCTGATGCCGCGCCACCTGAATTTTGACCAGCACCACCAGCGCCGCCAGTACCAATTCCAGAACCTTGTCCGCTAACGGCTCCTCCGTTGTTGTAAGAGCCACCACTACCGCCACCAGTTGTTCCGCTCTTTACGAATGGATAACTAGCAGCAAGCGTTGCTCCGCCGCTACCACCGCTACCTGTTCCACCAGCACCGCCAGCGGGACCAGTAAGATTATATGTTCCGCCTGATGCTGTGCCACCTGCGCCACCATTGCCACCAGAGCCCGAACCAGAGCCGCTTCCGCCAGTACCGCCTCCTGCACTCATTCCAGCAAAAGTTGATGTTCCTCCAGTGCCTCCAGTATTGTTTCCAGAAGAAGCGCCAGTACCACCTGCTCCAATAACAACAGCCATAGAGCCAGTCAGTTGTACTAGTTTAGATGCGATAGCACCTCCACCACCACCACCTGCTCCACCTCCGCCTGCTCCACCGTTAGCAAAGCATCCACCTCCACCGCCACCCCCGCCGAGCAGTACAGCGTAACCGTATCCAGATGTAGATGTTCCAGTGTATGTAGATGAGCCAACTGTTGATACAGTATCTAATGTACCGCTAAAGTTGTTCGTTAATGCAGATGCAGTTTTAGTAATTGTGACAACAACGTTTGAGCCAGTGTTCGTCCATAAGCGCACTCTGTCAACAGCAGAAGCAAGGTTAACCGCAACAGTTCCGCTAGCAGTGGTTGCTGTTGTGATTAATGTATTTACTCCAGAATAAAATTCAACGTTTGCTATTGTTGCAGAAGCGCAAGTAATAGAATAAATTGCTGGGTCTAAAGACAGGGTTGCTTCATATAATGTGTCTGCTGATGCTGCCGTAATAGCACTAGCATTAATTGACGAAGCAACTGCTACAGGAAATACGCTAATAGCCATTAGGAAATCTCCACTCCGCTAATATGAAAGTCCACAGTTGTTGCAGAGGCAAGACCCTTGATAGTCTTTGTTGTAGCCAAAACCTGCTTCAAGTCAATGTATGCTGTTGAGTTTGCTGCAACAGTAGAATCCTTTTGCAGTTCAACGTCATCGAGCAACAATGTAAATGTTGCAGAAGATGATGCGTTATTACAGACAGCAATATTAGTCACAATTGTAGTTGTGCTTGATGGGACTGTGTAAAGGGTTGTGCTTGATGTTGCTGCTGCTGTACGAGCCAGCGCTTTAGATGTTGTAGCCATTAGTTACTACTTCCTATTCTTTACTTTGAATCCATAATGTCTTCGATGACAAGTGGAGTTAAATCGATAGCAGCCACTGCTGCGGATACTTCTGAGTCGGTAGCCAGTGTTGTGGCTGTTGAGCCTAGGTTGGCTATGTCACGTGCTTTAGTCATTAGTTATCTCCAGGTATATGTAATGAATCAGTGCAATCCCAGTTACAAGTAGTTTCATTAAAGGTTGCCTCATCGTGGCATTTGACTGGGATAAAAGCATCTAAGTCTTCGCGGTATTCCATACCGACTCCAGCGTAGTTCTTTCGTATATTGCCATTATATGATGTCTGAATCCAAGTTCCACCTAGATTTGCTTCACACCATTCTTTGCTGTCAGCAACAATTACTTGAGTGACAATGTTGTTTTCTACTTTAGCAAAATGTGACATATCGTTTCCTATCTAGGGTAACGGATGATAACTACACCCGACCCACCGTTAGTACCAATGTTTGATGTGGTGTAGTCGTTTCCGCCTGCACCGCCTCCACCAGTAGTTGCAAGACCAGCAGTACCTGCAGTTCCAGAAGCACCAATGCTTCCACCGCCACCGTTTACTCCAGCATATGCAGCAGTTGAGTATGAACCTGATGCACCGCCACCGCCGTAGTAGTAAGTTCCACTTACGTTATGACCAGTACCTGTTACTGAACCCCAAGTGCTGTATGTTGAAATACCTACACCACCAGAAGAAGAAGAACCAGCGCCGTTGACGCCAGCAGTACCAGCCGCGCCAGCGCCACCACCACCGCCGTTACCTAGTCCGCCACCCCATCCATTACCACCAGCATTACCGTAGTATGTAGTTCCATTAGCACCTGTTACAGCAGAACCACCAGTTGGAGTTCCAGAGAATTGTCCTGATGCACCAGCACCTGAACCACCATTGTTACCATTCTTGTTAGGGTTTTGTCTTGTCCAAGCACCACCACCACCAATAGCGGTTATGTTATCAAATGCTGAATCGCCACCATTGTATGCGGCAGCACTGCTGCTTGTAAAACTTCCACCAGCACCAACTGTTACTGTGTAACCAGTCCCACTTGTAACTGACTTTCCAGACTTGTAAGTAATACCACCAGCACCACCGCCTGCTGCAAGATAAGAGGCTCCGCCTCCACCGCCAGCAACAATAAGTGCTTCTGTTGTTAGATTTGCACTAGGAGTAAATGTTCCAGATGATGTAAATGTGTGATACCAATATGTAGCATCATAAGTAATTGTTCCACCAGTAGCATTACCAAGTGTCAGTGTTGTAACAGATGAACTTGCAGCGCTTGTCGCGCTTGTTCCAGTTGAGTTAGTTGCTGAAATGGTAAATGTATATGCAGTAGATGCAGACAATCCAGATACAGTAATTGGACTACTTGAGCCTGTTCCAGTAAATCCTCCAGGAGAAGATGTAACCGTATATGATGTAGCATTACCACCAACTGGATTAGCAGTAAATGCTGCGCTTACAGAAGTATAAGAAGGTGTAATAGTTCCAAGTGTAGGTGTACCCGGAATATCTGCAATAGCCTTGCCTCTATCACTTGCGTGAGTACGATTATGACTAGCCATATTATTCCTCTACTGTAGGTACTGGAAAGAAATCTCCGCCATCAATGCCGTTGTTGTAGTCCCAGTTTCCATCTGTATATTCAATGTACTTACCAGGATTTGCTGCAACCACTTCATCTTCTACGCCAACAATAATGTTGATTACTTTGTTGTTTTCAATAACTGCAAATTTTTTCATAGTTATCTCCTATACCCAGTACTCAAGTTCAATCCAACCAGAACCGCCTGCGCCACCTGTTCCAGAAGTTCCACCGCAAGCACCGCCGTAATTATTTGCTCTTGATGTAACTCCAGCATTGCCAGTGCCACTAGCAGTTCCTTTTCCACCGTTACCACCTACTGCGCTAGTTGCTCCAGTAAATGTAGTAGTTCCTCCAGCGCTTCCACCGCTTTGACCACCACCAGAACCACCCGCTCCAATTGCATAAGTAATAGATGCTCCTGGAGTTGTATCAACAGTAGTGGAAACAGTTGCCCCACCTAAACCATCTTGAGAAGATGCGTCAAGAGCACCCGCTCCACCGCCACCACCGCCACCACCAACAAGGAATGCATTAACATATGTAACTCCAGTTGGGACTGTCCAGGATGTGCCAGATGTAAGTGTTTCTACTTTACGAGTTTTAGGTGCTGCTGCAGCGTTTGCTGAACTAATAGCCATTATGCAATCTCGCTTCCGAATGCGTTGAATGAAAGATTTGCGGATGATGCGTAAACTGTAATTACGTCTGTTGCTCCAAGAGCAATACCAAGTGTAAAGAATGTTGCATCAGATGCTGGAACTGTTGCACCGTAAACGATGTAATGTTTAGCAGCCAATGTTTCTCCTGCAGGGCGTACAGCAATACGGAATGTAGCAGCAGTACCTGCTTGGTTACATACCGAGATTGTTGATACTACAGTCTGCGTTGCAGACGGTACTGTGTATAGAGTAGTTGCTGTTGTCGCTGATGGGTTGACTTGCCCCAGGACTTTATAGGTTGTTGCCATTGATTATGCTCCCATCAAGAGGAATACGGTTGGTGTAGGGTCTGTTGTAATGGCTCCCCAAGAGGTTGTTGAACCATCGGTTGTTAGATATTTGCCAGTGTTTCCACTCTGGCTAGGAAGTGGGTCATATGCTGACCACTTCAAACCTGTTGCTGTGCTTGAGTCTGCTACCAGTACGGTTCCGTTAGAACCTACTGTTAACTTGCCTGGTGTGTCAGCAGATGTTGCTACAAGTAAATCACCCTTAGCGTCAAAGAGTGAACGAGCAATTGAGTCTGCAAGTTCAAACGCTGTGAAGGTAATAATTTCTACAATGTCGTTAGCAGCAAGTGCTGCAAGAGATGTAATGCTTGAGCCATCAGTTGCTGTATAGTCAGATGTGCGAGCAAGGAGTACACCGTTGAGGTATACCTGTTCTTTGCCTGGGATGTATGAAAGTGTGAGTCCGTTAGCATCTGTGCCAGATAGTGAAGTCTCTCCACCTGACGCTGTAAAGCGGAATCGGTAAATATCTGCAGTGGATGAGATTGAACCCCACTCTGTACCTGTCCAAGCATACATATTGTTTGTCGAAGAGTTCCAGTAGATAGCACCAGTAATAAGGGCGTTACCATCATTGTCTACAGATGGAGCAGTTGACTTACTTCCAAGGTAGCGGTCATCGAATGAATCATAAGATGCGGCAGCGGCAGCAGCGCTGGCTGCAGCAGCAGTAGCAGAACCTGCAACAGTATCTACATACGCCTTAGTAGCAGCGTGTAGGTCCACTGTAGGAGCACCTGACAAGGTAAGCGCACCTGTCATTGTGCTTCCTGCCTTGAGTACGAATGACTCGTAGACAGTTCCACCCGACTGGATTGCGCTAGCAATCTCACCAAGAGTATCAAGTGTAGAAGGTGCTGAGTTAACTAGGTCTGCAACCTTGGTGTCTACATACAACTTAGTCGCAGCATCTGCGTTATCTGTTGGTGTAGCAAGGGTTGTAATCTTCTGGCTGTTCATTGAGATAGCAGCAGCAGGGTCAGCAAACTCGTCTAGAGTGTATGCCTTGACTGTTGTCGCTAGGTCAGAGATAGTCGATGCTGCTTGTGTGCCAGTGTGGTTAGCGCGGGCATATGGGTCAGATACCATCTTGGCTGCAGTGATAGTTCCATCTGCGATGTCTGAGGCTACGATAGTTCCGTCAACCAGGTCAGCGGAAGTAATAGTTCCACCAAGGTCCAACTTGGTCTTGGCAATTGCCGCTGAAGCGTTGATGTCTGCGTTGACGATAGTGCCGTTAGCAATCATCGTTGAGGTTACTGTACCTGTATCAGCCTGTGTTACAGCAGTACCTGAAATTTTTGTTGCTGTGATAGCAGCAGATGAATTGATGTCAGCATCTACGATTGTGCCATTGGCAATCATTGTCGATGTGACTGTGCCAGTGTCTGTTGTGTACACACCGTTGGTTACTGTTCCAGCATTACCTGAAACTGTACCAGTTACGTTACCTGTCAAGTTACCAGTAAAGGTTCCTGCAATAGCACCAGTACCTGTAATGGTTGGGCTAGTCAGTGTCTTGTTTGTAAGTGTTTGTGTACCAGTCAGTGTAACTACACCTGTAAGGGTGTTGCTTGCTGAGTCAATTGTCTTGTTTGTTAAAGTCTGTGTTGTGTCTGTACCGACAAGAGTTGTTGTAGCGTTAGGGATAGTAACAGTACGGTCTGCTGTAGGTTCTGCTGCAGTAAGAGTTGTCTCGTATGAGTCAGCAGTTGCTCCCTCGAATACAATGCTTCCATCTCCAAGAGATAGGCTTGTGATTACTGGGCTTGTAAGAGTCTTGTTAGTAAGTGTCTGAGTATCTGTTGTACCGACTACTGAACCAGTAAGTCCGTGTACTCCAGATGAAGCTTCGACGTGTGTGTTAGCCTCACGGTAGTCACGACCGATAGCCATATGGCGAACCACTGCACCTGCGGAGTGAGCCTGTCCTGAAGAACCGTCTACGCCACGTGTTACTGTAAGGGTATTTGTCGATACCGCCGTTACATCTACAATTTCTTCAAGGGCTGTATCTGGGTCAATGACAACTGTAAAGGTTTCTCCTGCAGAGATGGTTGTACCACCAAGCAGTGCTGAACCAGATACAACAGTTGCAGATGTACCAGATGAAGATAGGGCCGCAGTCAGCGTTGTCTGCTGTGAGCGAGATGAATATTTTCTTGTTGTCATTGCTGGTCCTTATCGGCGGGAGTAGTGGACTTTAGGAGGATAGTTCTGTTGCTGCGCCTTTGTCTCTTCGTTGAGGCGCTGTGTGTAAAGAGCGTAGAGTTGCTTAGTCGCACTCTGTGATGCGCCGTATGGGCGCTTAGCATCTGTCTCATCAGCCTGTGGGCTAACCTGAGCAGCACGTGCTGGGTCAAGGAATGAGAGTAGGCGATAGGCTGCACCGAGAACCACTACGTCCCGCGTTGATTCTGGCAAGCCTGTTACTGTTGTATAAACTTCTGAGTTGCTTGTAAATGGGTTAGGGTCAGTTGCATAGATAACCTTGACTGTGCGTCCAGAAATTGGAGCTTCCCCAAGTGTCACTGTCTGAACTGTGTCTGTACCAGTTACATATCCGAATGCTTCAGGATTTGCTACAGCATCCAAGTCCCACTTGCGGATGATGCGCCATTCCTTAGAAGGACCAATGTCCTGCCAGCTAATTGTCAAGATGTTCTTGATGTTCAAGTTAGCAAAAGCGTATGTGCTCTGCGCTGCATTGAATGTGAAGGTTGTTGTCTTCACTGCAAAGATGTTCGCTCCAAGGGAGCGGATGGTGTCATTAATTGCACGCTTGATACTGAAACGTGGGAATGTAGGAGAGATAGTCACCTTGCTGTCAGCAGTGTGTGTCGCTGCAGTTGTGCCAAGATAGCCACGTCCATAAGGTGATACTGTTGCAGTATTTGCTACGCGGTCAAATGAATCTACCCAGAGAAGTTCTTCGTCAATCTCAAGGATACCTTTACCCACTGAGTCAGTTGACCCTAGGCTGAGGACAAGCGGTGATGCGCTTGTTGATGTAGTTGTGGTTACTGCAGATGTGAGGTAAGTGCTGCGGTCCTGTTGGAATGTATATCCCGCAAGGTTGATGAGCACTTCATCAATCATGTTAGCTAGAGTTGTCATTAGGCGTTGATGCTCCTTAACGCTGCAGGGGCTGCAAGCCCAGTGGTTCCAGCAATCTCATTGCAGATGCCATCGATGTCTTTGAACTTATCTCTTGTGCGTCCAGCCTGTGCCTTGATGTTCAAGGCTCCGACTGTTGCAAGTCCTGTTGTCCCAGCCCAGGCATTAGCAGCGCCCTGTTCGTCAAGTCCAGTAGTGCCAGCAAGCCTATTAAGTTCTGCTGTGAGGCTACTTCCTGCTGTGCCTAGTGCCATTGTTAACCCTTCTTGTAACGCTTTGGTAGTACTAAGTTAGATTGCTTTTCTACTCCACCGAAGAAGGCTTTGTAGTAATGCTCATCAAATGAGAATCGTTTCATATGGGGAACTGTTGCACCTGTGTGACAGTAGACTGGAACATCTGCCTTATCGCATACTGCGAAGAAGTAGATATCCTCTCCCATAAATGTGTTACCAACTCCAACCTCGGTGAAGAATGGAGCATCTGGAAGTACCTCACGGATACGCTCAACAATGCTGCGGTGCATTAGGACAAAGCCCATACCAGCAGCACCAACCTTGATAAGTTTGTTATCAGGCAGTGGGTGAATCCGTTGGATACCAACAACACCATCAGCCTCTGCAAACTCGTATACCGTTGGCATAGGAATCATCAGCGGGTCTTCAGGTGTATCTGTTGTGAAGTAAACTCCAGTCATAATAGGACGCTCCTTGGCGTCCTTGTTATCCCAGAGCAACTTAAACTTATCGACACTGATAACTACATCTGAGTCAACCCAGAGTAGCCAGTCTGTCTTCTTCTGCTCGTACCAGTAATTGATTACTTTCTCACGCTGTCGGGCAATCTGATTGCCTTGACTGCGGAGTGAAGTATCAAATGTGATACCAGACTTGAGTAGTACATCGACTACTCCTTGCATAAACTTTCCATCTACATTACCATTATCGCACCAGGCGATTGATACTGTCTCTTGCATTGTCCCCTGCTTTCTTACTTGTTCTTTGCTCTTGCGTTGTCTACAAGATTTGGATAAGGTCTTCCAGCTTTCTTAGCCATTGCTTTAGCCTTAGTCTTCTGAGCTGGTGTAAGTGGTGTCGACTTCTTCTTAGGGTTCTTCTTGTCCCAGAATGCTTTCTTCATTACCACTTCACCTTGTCTGCCCAGTACGCTGCTGACATCTTGCCCTTAGCAATGTTCTTTGCGTGACGTGCTTTGAACGAAGCCTGACGTGCTGTCGGCTTCTTGTCGCCAGTCACACCCTGTTGACCAAAGCGAATAGTCTTGACCTTCTCGCCTACTTTAGCCACAACAACATGTGACTTGGTTGGGTGGTTAGGTGTACGCTTTGGCTTGTTGAAGCCAGATACTCCTGCTCGCTTTAGTCTTGGGTCTGTCATAATTCGTCCTAGTTTGTGTAGTAGTTTGGCCAGCTGCCAGTCTTCTTGGCTTCAGCTTGACGCTTCTTCATCAAATCTTTAAGAGCCTTTTCTTGCCTCTGTGCTTCAGTCATAGACTGCATTGGAGCGACGCGTGGCTTTGGTGTAGGCGATGGTGCTGGCTTTGCCTTAGAAGCTAAGTAGTCGTTAACAGCTTTTCGGCGTTGAGCTTCAGTCCACTTTTCCATTTACTTCTTCTTGCCCATCTTCTTCATGACAGCCTTCTTGGCAACCTTCTTCTTGCCGTATTCCATCATGCGCTCTTTAGTGCCTTCCATCTTTTCGTGCTTCTTCTTCATAGCTTTTGACTTGTACTTCTCGCCCATTGCTGACATTACTTCACCATTTTCTTCTTGGCTTTAACAGCCTTCTTCATTGGCTTGCCTGACTTTTTTGCTTCCGCTTTTGCCATTGCCATACCTTTTGCTGTGTATGGGAATTCTTTCTTTCCAACTTTTGGCATTAGATTGCTCCTACTTCCTTGAGTACTTCGGCTGTTTTTTTGTTGATGTCTTTTGTCTTTGGCATTGTCTCGGAGTTATACGCCTTGCCCAATGTTGCTGACGCTTCGTACGCTGCTTCTACATGGGCACGTGTTGTGCCCGCTGGCTGGATACCTTGTGCTCTTGCATCTCGGTAAGCCTGCAACTCTGATGTCCACTTCTTATCAGGAATGTCTCTCGACGCATCACCTGTTCCAAACTGGAGCCCTCTGGCTTTGCATCCAAAGCAATCTTCATCACACTGAGTGTGGTCAATCTCTACTGTATCTAAGTCAGGGAACGGTGTCTCTCTAGTTTCGTCGCAGAGCACGCATCCCCACTTGGTTGCCTTAAAGTCGTGCTGAGGGGTGAAACCCCATTCTAACACCTTACTGATATGAGTGTGCATAGTCGTCCCTTACTGTGCTGTAAAGTTATCTTCAGTGATTCCAAGCCCTGCTGCAAGCAGCTCAGCTTTTACTGTATCATCTACTGTATGGTTGTAACCACCACGGTAGACTGAATCATATTCGTTCAAGTCTTCGTCCACTGCATAGCGTAGTGTGGAGTAGATGCTGCCAGACTTGACAACAGTAATCCCACGCTTGAGCTTGTAGAAGTAGAACAAGCGGTGTCGCCCTGCTGGGCCTTCATCCACTGTAGGTGGTCTGAATGTATAGTTTGCCATTGTTCTCCTTAATGAACTTACTGATGAGCCTAGGTTTCCCTAGGCTCACCCGTCAATCAACTAAGCGATTGATGAACCTGATTCGATTCGGTATAGTGCTTCTTCGCGGTAGCGAGCAAAGCCTAGTACGCCGTACCAACCCATTGGGCGGTGACGCATGAGCTTGTCAACTACTGGTCCGATGACTACGTGTGGCTCTTCTGCCACTGCTTCTGCAAGTGCTTGCTGTCCGCAGATAATTGTGCGGTAGTTGCGTGCAGATGATGCACCGTCTGTTGCGTTGTAGAGACGTGAGGATTCTACGAAGTATGCACCTTCGTATGTTCCGATTTCTCCAGCCCAGATGCGGTCCTGTGCAGAACCGTACTGGTTAGGAAGGAGCCATCCAGCTGAACCTGTCTCAGCACGAAGGTCGTGTGAAACTTCTGGGTGGATACCAGCCCAGTAGAGTGAGCCCTTGCGAGCAACAGCCTTGTTAGCACGGAGCTTAGCAACAGCCTTGCGGATGTTAGCTGAAGCAAGTGTAGCAGCTGCTGTGATTGTCGCTGTTGATGTTGCTGTTGCACCTGCGTAGATAACGTTTGAGCCACCACGGAGTGTTGTCATAGCAACTGAGTCAATTGAGTCAGCGAGGTTGAATGCGATGATGTTAGCGATAGCTGGGTCAACATCAGCAAGTGAGAAGAGTTCGAGCGCACGTGTTACCAACACTGAGTTACCGTACTCGTTAAGAGTAATTGTAACAGATGTTGGTGTTGAGAGCGCTACTGCATCTGGGTCAGTATCTTCTGTGAGTGCTGTTGTTGCAGCTGTTAGGTCAACGTACTTCTGGAGTACAACTGTTGAACCTGGGATTGACTGCTGTGCTGGACGCTTGTCGGCTACTGAGCGGATGAGTGGCTCTGAACGGAGTGCGAACTCCAAGAGACGGTCATAAGCCTTTTGAACCAAACCAGCTGCACCAGCTGTACCTCCAAGTGTAGAGGAACCAGTCGATGTAAATGCGTTTGCCATTTAGGTTATTTTCCTTTAGTTAGAAACTATGATTTTTGTTGTGAGTAGATAAGATTAATGACATCCTCAGCTGATTGTGCTTGGTCGAGGCGTAAATTCATATCTTCTGCTCGGTCAGGTGTTATTGCACCTTGAGTAAGAATGTCCTGCTGGCGTAGTGCTGCACGGTCCATCTCACTTACTACAGGCGCATCCTTGGTAACTTCGATTCCGAACAAGTCTGCATTATCGTCGAGCCAGTTATTCACTGATTCTTCGTTAATATCATCCAGGTCCTTAAGAATCAAACGAGTTGCCTTTGGATTGACACCCTTCTTTTCTAAGACTTCTTTGACGGTTCGCTCACGCTGCAACTTGGATAATCCCTCAAGTTGTTCTGTGAGTTCCTTGATGCGCTTCTCATCAGCACGCTTTGCCTTCCGCAACTGCTTTAGCAGATTGCTTCCGTCACCGTCCTGTGTTGGTGTATCGAGGTCATCGTCTTCGTCGTCCCAGTAATTGTTGCTCATAGCAACCACCCTTCTCTCTTTGTTTGTAGTTCGCAGGCCACAACACATACTCGGGGAAGTATGCTGGCTCCCACTCTCGGTCTTTTACGCTGTACGGGGCCGATAGGTCCGTCCAGGAATTTAGATTTGTCCTGCTGTCTTGCCAGTAGATAGTCCACCACGGGCTAACCCTGATGAACCACCAAAGGCTGCAAGTTCTGCAGATGTAAGTTTCTGACGCTTACGCTGTGCTGATGCTAGCTGGTTGAATACTTCTTGCTCAGCTGTTGACTGGTCATAAGTATCAAGAGTTGCACCGTAGATTTCGCTAAGCTTTGTAGCAGTAGGAAGGATGTCTGCGATAGTCGCATAACCCTTCTGTGCTTCAGCCTGTGTGACGCCTTGCGCAGCAAGCTGCTCAGATACAGCAACGTTAGACTGTAGTCCCTGCTTAGCAGCAGCAACACCAATTTCAGCTGCAGCTACCTGACGCTGAATCTTCTGGAACTGCTGGTTAGGGTCAAGCACATAAGCAACAACATCTTTGCTGCCAATACCGTAGTAGTCTGTGAGTTGCTTTAGAACTGCTGGGTCAGCATTCTGTACACGCTGTACTGCAGTTGTCACTCGGTTTGAAAGCTCAGTAGCTGACACATCGTTAGCAATGAACTGCTTCACATATGCGTCGTTGTCGAACTGTGTCAGTCCGTATGCACGCAATACCTGACGATATGAATCCTCAACGCTGATGTAATCAGCTGGTGATAAGACTGCTAGACCCTTCTTGAGTCTGTCAGTGTTAGCAGAGAAGCGTGCCTGGTACTCAGGTGTCTCCTGTAGGGCAAGAGTAATAGTTGCTTCTGTTGCTCCATCGACAGCGAGTTCTTTAATCTTATTGGCTAGTGAGCCTAAGCCATACTGATTGAAACGTGCAACGACAGCGTTCATGGCTGAGACTCTTGTTGCTTCTCTAGCCTTAGCAGCGTCAGCTGCTGCCTGCTGTTGCTGTGCTAGCAATTGCTGGAGCAATGCATCGCTTGTTGATGTCTCAGTAGTTGTCTTCTTCTTTGGCTTCTCTGGACCCTCATAGTTTGGGTCAGGAATTGTCTCAACTGCTCCATCGTTGTAACGGACAGATATAGTTCCGTCGCCGTTGTTAATACGGCTGACTTCGAATCTATCAATCTTTGATGTAAGCTGCTGTACTATTTCTGGATTAGCATCGTAGTATGGCTTGTTAGAAGCTTCTTCTGCTGCACGAAATCCACGATAACCCGAAGCTGCCTGAATGCCAGCAAGGGTTGTTGTGTTTACGGTTGTGTTAGCTCCAGCATATGATGTCTCTTCTTGTGGTTTTTCATCATAGGCAGAATCTACCCAACCCACTCCTGGTACATATGGCATTATGCTAGGCCCCAATCTTTAAGGACTTTGAGCGACAGTGTGTCCAATGTGTCGCGTGCGTTGTTGGTAAGTTCCCACTCTTTTGTCTTGCGTAGGTCACGCTCGAACTCCCAGATTGGCTTGACGTATGGCTTGCCATCTGGTCCTACAGCCTGAAGTGCTCTACGTAGATTAGGGTCATTCCAACCAACAGAGTCAGGGTCAATCTCTAGAACATTTGCGATAGAAGTCTTGTATGCTGAAGCCAAAGAGTCCATGCTTACACCCTTTGAAATCTGCTCAGAGTAAACTGGATATGCGCTAGCTGCATCAATACGAACCTGGTTCTTTAGGTCGTCAATTGTCTGCACACCAGTAAAGATATCGCGTGTCCACTTATCGTACTGTGATGGGCTGTATGACATACCAAACGAGTTAGCGTATGACTTAAGTGAGTCAGCTGTCTGTAGCGCATCTCCACCTAGCTGCTTGCCAGCAGGTACTTTTGCAAGTGCCTTGATGTCGACGATGTTGTCTGACCATCCAGCAAGATATGCATCCTCTAGGAACTGGTCATCGATATCACGAACGCCAGCTTCGTTAAGACGCTTACGTTGCTTGACTTTGTACTCTTCAAGCTTCTGAGCAAAGATGCCAGGCTTAGCAGCCTTCTCAAGTGTACGAGAACTTGTTGTCTCTGATACGTTCTTGTAGTAGTCTGTTTTGTAATATTCAAGCTCAGCCTGAGCGTAGTCCTTGGCCTGCCATAGTTCATAGATACGTTGTAGTTCAGGGTATGCCTCGATGAGTGCGGCAGTTAAGCCAAACTTGTTTTCGATTGGCTGTTCTTCATAGCCAGCTGGCGCTCCGCCAATTGTAACCGTAGGTCTTAGCGCCATATTACTTACCTAGCTTTCCGATAAAGTCAGCAAACTCAAGGCTCTGAGCCTGTGCCAAATCTTCCTGCACGTCAGGTGTACCAGCTTCAATGCTGCTCTTAACCATCTCTTGTGCAGTAGCTTGGCTAAATGCTGGTGTGTATGTTGTCTCTCGAGTACCAGTCTTTGTTCTTGTCTGGCCCTTTAGGATTACAGCTTCTACTTCTTTGCGACGAGCTGCAAGCTCATCTGCATTAGGGTCTCTCCTCAACATTGACTGGTATGTACCAACAATGATTGAGTCAATAACTGCTGGGTCCTGTAGATTAACAGTTGTGCTAGGACCAGTTCCACCATCAAGACCAGGGATATAATCAGCTGATAGCTTAGCGTACAGGTCCTTGAATGTAGTCATAGTGGCTGAGTTAACACCATAGTATGCTTCAAGAATAGCCTTTGTTTCTTCCTTACCCTGAACTGGCTTACCAAGTTTCTTTAGCAATGAAGCAATTGATGACCATTGTCCAGAAGTCATGTCATTGTATAGGTCAGGATTGACGAGAGTTCTAGACTTATCAGGGTCTACAACAATCTTGCTACCGCCCAAGCGGCCTTGAATGATGTCGTCGATAACTTGTGTAGACACATTTTTAGGAGACGATGTAGATGTAGGTGTTGGGGTTGGCTGTGTTGAGCCAGCTCCTACGCGGTTAGTCTGACCAGTTGTCATTATTCTTTTCCTTCATATACAAAGTCGAACTTGTCGTTTTCGAAATATCGGTCGTAGAACTTTGCGAACTCAGTATTCTGAAGACGCATCTGTGCTACATATGTACCGACTTCCTGTCGGACTCCATATGCCTTTTGTGCATCAATGGTTGTGCCCATAGCCTGAAGCTTCTTGGTGATTCCGTATCTAAACTGCAAGTAGTTGAGAATCAATTCCCACTTAGGCTGCTTAGACAAATCTCCCCAGAGCTTGTCATCTTCTACAGCAATAGTCAGCGCTGTGATTGTATTAGCCTGACGGCTGTTAGCTCCACCCTTTGACTGTGCTTCGTACTCGTTGTACCAGATAGGATTCTGTGTCTTCTGAGACTCAACGAAAGCGTTCTTGTAGCGTGAGATGATAGCTTCAGCGTACTTAGATGTAGGGTCTACAGGAGGGTCTTGCTCCTTGAGTACCTGTGTAACAATCTCTTTAACCTTGAAGAAGTCGTTCCATCCCTTGCTTACGATAGAAGCACGGCCTTGGCCGAATGCGTCTTCTAAGTCACGGAACTTCTTGTTGGTTCCAGGAATCTTTGTGCTGCTTAGGTAGTTCTGTGCAGCAGGAGAGAACGCATAGTCCTCATCATTAAAGATTGCACCTAGAGTTGTCAAATCACCGTTAGGTCCAATACCAGATACAATGTTAAGTACTGAATCAAGGTTACGCTTGACAAGTCTAGCTGATGTCTTATCTGGGATGATACCAGAGATTGGGTCAGTTAGTCTGTCAGTTACCATATAGTAGTCTGGGTAGTCCTGGCGGAACTGCTCTGTAGCTTCAGCTCCGAACTTCTCCTGATACTTTGTAAAGATATCAGCATATGCAGTGATACCAGTTACCATACGTCCCTGTACTGGGAGTGTAGCTGAGCTAACAAAGCGAAGCACTGATGTATAGAAAGCCTGCTTCTGTGCAGTCTTAAAGATATCTGCCCAGTCTTGGTTAGAAGGTTCTTTGCCGTTATCTCTTACATATTCAAAGCGAAGCTGGTCAGAGAATAGCTTAACATCCTTGTTGAACTGCTCACCATCCTGCTTGAACTTTGCACTGAACAACTGAGATAGTCGTCGTACTGTGTTGGGTGTCACAGCATTGAGTGAGTTCTTCTGTGCGCCATAAGGAAGTACGATGTCAGTAAAGCGGTTTTCAATGTTTGTTACATTGACAAACTTGTTTACTGAGCCAACCACGAATGGGTGTGCTGAGATGATATCTCCACCAGTAGGGTTGTCTGGGTTGAACCATGATGTAGGAACACGTGTTTTCAAGCCAAAGTATGGCAGGTCAACCTCAAAGTATTCGTTACCATTTGGGTCTTGCTGTACTTCAGATATCTGGCTAGGAAGTTCTGCGAACTTTAGCTTCTTGATAACGAAGTCTGGATGTTCAAGAGTAATACGTGCATATGCACGGAACTGCTCCACAACCGCAGGGAAGAACGCTAGTAGGTAGTTTGTGATACCTGAGTAGTTCATGTTGCGGTGAAATGAGTTAAGCTTTTCGCGGTATTCGCGTAGGGCATACTCACGTGCACGACGCTCAAAGCGTGCCTTATCCTCAAGTGTAAGAACCTTGTTCTGGCCCTTAGCAATGAACATCTGTGACTGGAGTTCCTGCTCGTACTTCGCACGGAAGTATGGGCTGAAAGCAAGCTTAGATGTAGGCTGTGTTGATAGCCAAGCGATACCCTCTTTTACGAGTTCACGTCCCTTGATATATACGTTGCTTGTACCAAGCATATCATCTGCCATGTCGCTGAAAACTGGAGGACGCTGGTTTACATCAGGATAGAGCTTCTTTAGTTCTAGAACTGTAAGCTTGTCGCTAATGATAGCGTCACGCAAAGACTGAGATGGAGCATACATGTCAACGAATGACTTAACTCTATCGTAGATTTCAATAGCGTCACCCTTAGATGCAGAGAATCTATCTAGATAGTTAAATCCTTCTGGGCTCTTGAGGTACTCGACAATAGCCTTGTCGCTCTTCTTCTCAAGAATCATGCGTGCTACTGGGTCAAAGCGCATCTTGTCATTAAGGATTTGCTCCCATGCTACAAGGTGTGCACCCTCATCTGTAGGAAGAACTGCACGTGAGCCAGTACGGCTACGACGCATGTTCTCAATACCGAGTTCCTTTACGCTAGCCATAGCACGGCGTAAGTCTTCCTTCTGTGCAATCTTAGACATGAACAACTGACCAAAACGGCCAGCTCCTGCTGCCTCGAATACTTCGCCATTTACCTCAATAGTCTGAGGCTTGACTCGGTTATCCTTGATACCAGATACTAAAGCATTCTCTTTAGCGCGAAGAATCTTAAGGTTAGTCTGGAGTTCATTGTATGACTCAACATTTGCTAGTAGATTATCAGGAACCTTCTTAGGTGGGTTCTTGACATCGTACTTTGCAGTCTTAAGTTCTCTTGCAATAATATCTAATGTAGTCTGACGTGCATTGATTTCGTCACGAATGAATCCAATGCTATCGTTCTTATTGACCTTAGAGCCAGTCCATCGACCGATACGGTTAATAGTATTTGAGCTATTTGTGATTACCTGGATAGCATCTTGTCCTAGATACTTCCATACATCAAACAACATCGCATCGCCCCATGCACGAATATGTGCATCCTTAATAACGTTGATTGGGTATCCGCTTCGAAGCAGTGTACCTGAACGCCATAGGGCATTGAGTTCGTCAGCTGCAATGCGTGCTCCGTCTTTTGACTTCATAAACATTGATGCTTCTTTACCGTTACGCTTTGCAAACTCAGCAAAAGCCTTGTCTGCTAGTGTCCAGTTTGGAAGCAAAGCACCATTGCTTAGCTGTGTAATAAGAACTGGGTCACTGATAAGAGTTGTTGGATTCTGTGGGTCATTCATATAACCTTGCTTGAATGTGTTAGCCTGGCGAGCAGACTCACGGTACAATCTGTGGTTACGAATGTAAGAATCAATTACGTGCTCTACAATAGCAGGAGCAATTCCATGCTTCTTGCCAAGCATTGCAAATCCAGTAGCTGAGTATTCATCGATGATGTTCATCTTCTCAGCTTCAGTTCTAGCTGCTGACCAGTTGTCAAACACACGAATGTTGTTCTCTGGTACGGATGCACGAACCTTTTCTGCCTCACGCAAGCTAGAAGCTAGGCGTGTATTTGCCATTACTGGTTCGTTAAAGTTAATGATACCTTCAGGTGCATCGTTTGTTGCACGGTCAATACCACGAATGGTTGCAGATAATGGGCTCTTCTGGTACGCCCACTGGTATACCCTGCCGATTCCTGTCTCTGGAACAAAGTTTGCTGTACCAGATACGTTTCGTGCTGCTGCTTCTTTAGCAAAATCGTTGCGAATCTTCTCAACATATGCCCAACGAGATACAGTTCTGTCCTTCATTCCGCCCTCTAAATCGAGTGCAGAATCAAGCCATTGAAACTCTTTCTTCAGCGAATCAGCTTCGGCCTTAACCAATTCAATGTTATCTGTAAACTTCTTTGATAGAGCAAGTGTCTTGCCCTGGTATTCAAAGCCAATGATACCGTCTTTGCTGACGGTTCGTAGTGCATCATCATAGCGTGAGTACTCAGCGAATGTTGATGCATGGCGTGCAGCTAGTTCTTCTACCGCTGTGACATCGCCAATACCTACACGGCGTAGCAATCCGATTTCATCGAATGATTTGCCAGCAAATAGGTGCGCAGCAACCTGTCCTACTTCGCTATCGAACTCTTTGCGAGCTGCAAGTTCATAGCCTTTTGACTCATTATAAAATTTAAATACTGGTGTATATGGTGTCTCTTCGCCAGCAACAGTACGCTTGATTAGGTCTACTTCTTCTTCGACACGCTGTGCTGTACGAGCAGCTTCACCCTTAGATAGAACTACACGCGAGAAGCCAGTCATAGGTTCAGTAATCGGGCGGACAAGAGTCTTACGAGCAACAGCTCCAGCAGCTTTACCAGCTGCAATATCCATACCAGCAGTTACTTCGAAACCAAAGTTAAGCGCACCTGATGTGATTGCACCAAAGCCCTTAGATGTATCCCCAAGATACTCGAAACCTGGTATATTACCAAAGGTATTACGCACAACATCACGGCCGAAATTATACTTCTCTTGACCATAACGTGTACCAGCTAACTTAGCTGATGCAGAAAGAGTCTTGTTGACATTAGCTCCGAGCTCTGACTTAAACAAGTCACGCTCTGCTTTACCTGTAAGGCCTACACCAATAGCAGCGCCTGCTGCAATACCAGCTGGTCCTAGTGGAATACCTGCAATACCGCCAAGGATGCCACCAGCTACCATTGTAAGACCAGTGAGAATACCCATTGCTGCATTCTTTTCGGATACGTCACGTACGAATGCATAGTTAGAACGTAGGTTCTTAGGTGCTAGCTGCAGTACTTCACTTGCTGCACCACCAGTTACTTTATCTACACCAAGAATTGCGCCGCCTGCGGCAACGCCTGCAGCAGCTCCTACTGGTCCACCTACAACGCCACCAAGAACTGCACCAGTTAGTATTGGGTTTGCTTGTGCAAGACCCATAGCACCCTGACGCCCCTTTTCAAGGGTATCATTCCAAGCGCCAGGATTTTGTGGCATGTTCTTAGCAACATCAACAGTCGCTCCGAAAGCAACGCGACCATTTACAGTAGTTGCACCAAAGTTATTTGGGAAGCCTAGAGTCTTTTGTATGTTACCAGCTCTGTCAATCCAACTCACAGAATAGTCCTCAAGTAATTAATATACTCTTTAGTTGAATTAGGTGTAGTTGGCTGGTTAGCCCATTGTTCCATTGCTGGAAGGTATGCACGAACCATATCAATGTCAGGGTCTCCAGTTGGCTGTGATGGTAAGCCTAGTGCTTCCATGCCATTTCCGCCACCACGTGCTGCGCCATCCATGATTGTCTGTTCTGGAAGTTCTGTCTCTGCAGTAATTGGTGTTGCTGGAGGTAATTGTGGAGCTGGAGTTTCTGGCGCTACTGTACGTACGGCACGATTGCCAATTACGCGTGATTCATTAAGAGCCTTGTTCTGGCCATATGCAAATCCAGTGTATTCACCAGATTGACCCGCTCCGCCAGTAGCGGAAACATTTGCTGGGTTGTTCTGTGGAGCGGTTGGACGCATACCACCTCTGTTTTCAGCCATGCTTCCTCCTATTTAGTAAATTGTATTTTAGTAATGATTGGCCCACTTGTGTAGATATCCCAATCAGTTGCAATCTCGATTGCTTTGCGCACTAATCTTTCAGCTTGTTGTGCATCTTGTACATCATCAATACCAAGCGCAGCCATAGCACCAAGAGCAATCGGGCTGCCAGAGCCAGCGTAGTAGATACCACGTGTATCACGGTCCCAAGAGTAATCCTCAAAGATAGGATAAACAACTCCACGAACGCTGATAAGAAACTGCGAATCATGTGATGCTGCATCCCCATCTTCTTTCATATCATACCCTGCATCAATGAATACTTGACGCATCTGAGGTATAAACTTTTGTGTCATGAAGACATCAAGGTTCTCAGTTGCAGTAGGCTTAGGAGCTTTCCATCCAAACTGTAATATGTTTGAACCTCGTCCTGCACCAGCACCTGCAATGAGTGCACCGTTGTTTTCAACAATCTTATGCGTTGCCATCTCCATTGGACGGCCCTCTTCGTCAGAGCTGCGAGAATCGCATCCCATCACGACCCAGCCGTTGCCTTGAATAGCAGCTAATGTCGTCATTGTCCCCACCTCTGCTATCTACGACGAATTGTACGAACGCTTGCCGACGGTGTTCCACCGCCAGAAATTCCTGACAACAAACTCATGACATCAGGCGGAGCCTGCTCTGGAGCCATTGGGGAAGCGCCTCCTGCTGGAACGCCTTCAGGAGCAGGGGACGGTTGCTCAACCGATTGTGGAGCCCCAGCAGGAGGAACTTGTTGCTGCTGTGGGGCGAAGATGTCACCAATGACGTCTTCTAGTGCCTGTCCCTTTTGGCGTGCCTTAATCACAGCGGCAATTTGACGCACTACTTCAGAAGCGTCCTGGCCTTGCATTGCCATCTGTGGTATCGCTTGAGAGAGTGCAGTAATAGAACCAAGAAGAGAATCTCTCATCTTCTCGATTTCAATCTTTTCTAGTTCTTGGGTTACGTTAACTGTGAATGGAAGTTCACGCATTGCCATATCCTTAGAAATAAGCCCACCGCCAAGAGCTTGTAACATAAAGATAAGTCCCTGTGCTGGGTTAAGACCAGCCAACATGCCGTAACGGACATCAGCAGAGTAGTCACCCTTGATATCCTTTGAAGGCTTGTATGTAATTTCATATGGACTTCCAGAATCTACACCACGAATGGTCTTTTCTTCTGGGTAAATAAGTTCATCAACTTCAAAGCAGAGGCTAATTACATCACGGAGTGCTGCAGCAAAGATTGCCTGTGCTGATTTAACCTGTGTATCGAAGGCTCCCATAAGAGCCTGCACACCTTGGCCTGTAACAACAGACGCGTTGACGTTACCAGTGCGTCCCTCAGGGTAACGAGTGCCAACGCGAAGTTCTTGGTTGAGCAATGTCTGCTCAGTGAATGCGCCTTGTGGTAGGTTTAAGTCTACACGGCGTACGCCTGCTGGGTTGTTTGTGCGGATAACCGCATCTCCACCAAGCTGCAACTCCTGAACGTCTCCAGGTAGTACGATTGGAGCCTGCACAGATTTCTCTGCGGCTTCCATAGCAAGCAACGCGAAGCGGTTGCGGAGGAGCTGAATACCAAGTACATCATCAAATTGTCCACGAAGTTCACCATCGATAGATGGCTTACGTGCAACAACAACCATCATCTTGCCCAGTGGGTTCTTTGCTTGTGAAAGAACTAGGTTATCCTTTGCAGGAATGTAGATGATTGACTGGTCTTTGTCGTAATAACGAATCAGTTCAACCTGAGCGTTTAGGTCCTGCTTGTAACCCATAGGTCCGAGGAGGATTGAATCATACTCAGGGAATGTAGAGCAGAGCTCTCCCAGTGTCATGGTGTATCGCTTTGCGAAAGCTACGCAACGTCCATAGCGGTCAAATTCAGGGTAAGCACCGATTGGGTTTTCTATGCGGATACGTGGTAGTTTCGATTCCTCGTCCAATTCAATCATGAATGGGAGGAAACCGTATGTGATATACCAGTCAGCACCTGAGTACATCTGTACTGATAGGTCTGAGTTCTGGAAGTAGTTAGCTGCGATACGTGTACGCTTGTCAGCAAACTGACGTGCTCTATCAGATGTCTGATTAGCAGCAGAGCAGTTAACCGCTGGAAGCGGAGCCATAACTTCAGATAAGTCGCGTGCGACGATATCAACAAAGTTTGCGACTACGTTTGTATCTACGCCCTCTGGAAAGAAGTCAGGATATACCTCAGAGATATTACCTTTGCGTACAGCAAGAACATCAAGGTTACGCTGGTCACGCTCATGGTTGCGATAACGCAGCGACTGAACGCGTGCTGCAACCTGTTCCATATTTAATGTCATCGTGTGTTACGTCCTTGGTTTCTAATGCGTGCAATCTCGTTTGCTTTTTCTTTTGCCATACGGCGAGCAAACTCTTCAGCTGTAGCTTTCTTTGCACCCATTGCTGCACGGGCTTCGGCAATTGAATTCTTAGCTGATGGTGATAGCTCTCGGTATACTGGTTGGACATTCTGGCCGCCAGAGCCACCAATGCCGCCTGAGCTGCGAGGTGCGCCTCCGCCAGGCTGAGATAGGTTGCTGTCTTTTGGCATCGTTATCCTTATCCGTAAGTGTTAGACCATTGCTCTGCAAAGGCCTCATCTAAATTGATTGAACCGCGGCTATACATTTGAGCTCTTGTAGCCCAGCGGTTTGATTGATACTGACCAACTCTTGATGTGTTCTGCATCAACTCGCGTATGCGAATGATTGCAAACCACAGAGCCATTACTGTATCTGTAGGGTTCTTGGTGTCAGGCTTCCAAGTGATAAGCTGCTGTACGAGAGTCTTAATTCCCTCAGAGCCTTCGTTGCTTGGAATTTCTATGATGTTGTTATCTTGGAAACGCCCGTCACGGGTATTGCCAAATAGCATAGCCATAGATGCTACACCAAAAGAGGTGTCCCACTTATTCTTACCAGTGAAGTGTGAGTTCAACTGGCAGCCATATGAGGCTAGAAAGTTTCTTAAGTTCTCATCCAGGGCGTAAGCCTTCTGGTGAGCGTTGATTTCGATACGCAGTTCCTGAGGCTTGTACTTCTCAACCCAGTCCTCAATAAGATGTTGAATCTTATCTGGTGTAGGTTCAGTCATATTGACGCAGTCAAGAATATAAATCTTGCCGTCTGACTTGTTGTAAGTAGCTACAACTGCACCAGTTGCTCCCTGCATAGCAGGGTCAAGTCCCATTACTGTGTAACAAGAATCAGTTGAGCGTGGGTGTCCAGGTGTACCAGCCTTTAACGGACCACGCTTTCGCATGCCGTTGATGCTTCCTGCGATGCAGGTTGGTGAGAAGATTGAATCTTCTGTGACATCTTCCTGCTGATAAACCATCGCCCATACTGCGGGAGAGACCTGAGAGCGACGCTTAAAGAGCGAGGGTCCATCCCACTTGGGGAAGTTCCCATTGGGTAGTGGGTCATCTTTTGCGTTTTCCTGTTGGTCAGACTCGGGCCAGAGTGTTTTCCACTTCTCTGGGTTCTCATCAAATTCTAGTACGGCTGGCATTGCGCAGTATGTAAAGGGCGCTACGCCACCGCTCCACTGTCCTGGGTCACGGAGCATCTTATAGAGGTCCACGGGCGCGACACGGGTTCCTACGATAATTAGTTTTCCGTGCCGACCCAGGCGTGTGATAACTTCCTTTTGGAGCCACTCAAGTTGTTTTTCCCACTCATGGGCGTTAGCTCCCATCACGGCGTCATCAACGATAATCAAGTCAGCGCGAGCACCGTAAATCTGAGAGCCCATACCAAGGGCCTGTACAGTAGGGTCTTTCTCGCCTGAGTCACGTCCCGTACCTAGGTAAATCATATCAGCAGACCATTGTGTTGCATCGGCCTTGTATCCGCCGTTAGGACCGAAGGCCGTCTGCAACTTAATATATGCTGGATGTGAAAGTCTTGTCTTAATCGCCCCAAGGAACTTGCGGGCCATACCTTGCGTCTTAGAGACGATGATGACTCGCATGTTGGGGTTAGTCACGATTTTGTAGGTGACATAGTTTGTGGTGATGGTAGTCGACTTGGCGTGCTCAGGTGGCACGTTAATCAGTACTCTGTCAGGCTCGCCTGGCTCGTAGGTCATACCAGCTGGTTGCCAGCGTGGGGGAAGACCTTCCATCATGTCCAGCCAGTTGAGCTGGTGGGGAAAGAGCTTGCTATCTAGAAACTGCTCGCAGAAGGAGACGAAGTCGATATCCTTCAAGTCGGCTAAGTCAGTCTTGACGCCTTTACCCTCTAGGCGGGCCTTGTCGGCTCGCTCCTTGAAGTCGGCATCTGAGGCGCACCATTGACGGAAAGTCACGTCGTTGCGGCCCACAGTGCCCATAGCGGTGATTACAGTCGCACCCTGGGCTAGCGCCATCAGGACTCGCTCCTGGGCCTCGCCCTTAGGGATGTCTTGCTTCCCTGGCTTTCTACCCATCGGTTGTCCCATCTAAATTGATGCCCAAGCAATTTGACCGAAGGTCAGGGATTGTTCTTGGGCTGTCCTATAATCGCTCTAATAACGGTCCCTGTATAGCGATATAACTCTCCCATTATATATATAATATATATAATATATAGGAGTCGCGGAGTCTTAAACGGAGCGACTCCGTATGTAATACTTTACATATAAGATAACCTGTTCAAACAGCTAAAACGAACACATTCTGACTAAATATTTTTAAAAGCCCTGGTCAGGGCTATATATTGCCCCCTAATATAATATAACAGAAAATTATTTTGGGATACTATAACAGCTCCTGCGACACAATTCACTACACCTCGGGTCATAATTGTCGATAAATCGACATATAGACATGTAGATAATTCAGGGGTAAGTCTTAATTGTCGATAAATAGATTTATGGATATACCGACTATCTACCCCATGTCTTAAATGTCCGATTTGGGGGGCTTAGTATAATTTAATATAGTTTGTTCCATGATGCCCGCTATGTACTATATGTGTGACTTGCGTCACTTATATGTATATGTCCAAGATGTCCGAATTGTGTGGGTTAGACGGGGGTAAATACTCACAAGGTTCTCACAGGGTTTTCACTTGACTTTCACAAAGTCATGGGGTAGTATGCGTAGCAACAAGTCAATAGAGATAGGTCTGCGGGGGATACCCCGCGACACGCCCGAAAGGGTGAGACTTGACAAGGTTGCGAGAGTGTGCTACACTACTCCCAACAAGCACCCGAAAGGGTGCAACCACTAGGTAGGGTTGGTACTCCTAGACTTGACAAGTGAATAGAGAGTGTGCTAGACTAGTTACCTAGAAGAAGCGGGTCGCCCGTGGGTATCACTACCGCGCTCTCTTGAAACTTGACAACCGCGTGGCTACTATGGTAGCATTAGGCTCACGACCTAACCACGCACTAGGTTGGGAGATACCCAACTGAAAGGATACGACCATGCCAAACCCTTACGGGGGAAGCGGTAGTATCGTGATGACACCTACACGCCCATTGGTGACTAGCCGTAGGCTAGGCTCTAGCGGGTGGAGATTACACGACACGCCAAACGGACGCGCCTACAAGCGCACCCGCAACGGCAAGGTGTCGAGCAACCGCAAGGTGACACGCGAGCTTCCAATTCTCGACGACGAAACCGCACTAGCACTAGTGGCGAAACTGGCAACCGCCGACACCGCGCCCTCACTTAACCTTAACATACACGATAAGTAGTATGTAGTCGCGCCTAGCAATAGGCTACGCTGGCTCACGACCAAGCGCGACACGACTTGACACCTAGTCAAGCCTATGCTATACTATGGCATAACAACGGAAGGTGATGACACATGACGGCAACGCAACGCCTTATGGCGGAAGTGCGGGCTAGCGAGTGGCTCAACGCTAGGGAAAGTGCTAAGGCACTATTCCAAGCCAACCTACTCGCAACCCCATGGCAACCCGCTACCAAGCGGACACGACTAGACGGGTTACAAGCGAGATGACCAACTTGGATATGCTCGCTGTAATCATAGCCCTAACCGCCTCAATGACCCTAGTTATTACTACGGCTATCGCTAACGCGAAACTGACTCGACGAATCGAGTACCTTAAACTGCAACTGCGCAAGCATGGACAGTTTGACAACTAAATAAGATTATGCTATACTACACCTACAACATACAGGAAGGGGGTGAGTAGATATGGAAGATAAGATTGACCCTATCGTATGCACACTATGTGACCAAACGATAGACGAGGGTGATGAGCGACGATTCAACGACGGCTCTATTGCTTGCGAGAATTGCACAGTATGGTGCGAGGAGTGCGAAGCACTAGTCAGCGTTGATGAGTCCGTCAGCGACGGCAGTAACTACTTCTGCGATTCTTGCGGTAAGTATTGTGAGCGTTGCAATAACGCCTTCTCGGGTGACGATTACTTCGTCAGTTCCGAGTCATGGTGCGAGTATTGCTACGAGAACTACAGTTTCTACTGCGAGCCATGTGGCGAGAGTTACAGCGACCGCGACGATTACCATAGTGTCGAGGGTGATACATGGTGCGACGATTGCACTAGCCGTAACGCTTGGTACTGCGAAGATTGTGACCAGTATAATCGTGACGGCAACGAGTGCGATTGTGGTAGTGACGGCAACACAGTTGCTGGTCGCAACTGCAACTGTCGTCGTACTATCCATGAGTATTCATGCAAGCCACCACTAGTATTCCATGGTGACTCTAAGCGCGGTGTCTATATGGGCTTCGAGTTAGAGACACAGATTCGTGGCGGTAGCCTCGACGAGGCTGCACAATTCACCAGCACAGCACTAGCAACCGATAGCGTAGGTATCATCAAGCATGATGCTAGCATTGGTCGTGACGGCTATGACGGCTTCGAGATTGTGACACAACCACATACTCACTTGCAATATCGTGAGCATAGTGCTACACTATGGGATACTATCAACATACTACGCAACAAGTACGGCGCAAGGTCATGGGATACCAAGTCCTGTGGTCTACATATCCATGTCTCTCGCGCTGGCTTCTCAAGTGGTGCGCACATGCACCGCTTCATATCGTTCGTCTATTCCAACGCACCTCACATGATGAGGTTCGCTGGTCGCAAGACGGACTACGCTAGGTTCAATGATGTCTATACCTTCAACGAGTATGACCAACCAGTTCGCTCGTTCAAGCACAAGGTAACTAGCCCACGCCGTAGCAATACGGAGAGATATTCTGCGGTCAATACGCAGAACATGGACACGCTAGAACTGCGGTTCTTTCGTGGCACTATGAACACCAGCACGATTCTATCAGCACTAGACCTAGTGCAAGCCATGGTAGAATACACTAGAGACCTACGACTTGACGAGGTCAAGTTAGGTGCGCTAGACTGGACATGGTTCGTTGATTATGTACGAGATAACAACGGACTATATCCCGACCTATACTCTCGACTAGATAAACTAGCGAGTGTAAGTATAACCAACCCAACACTAGAGAACGCATGAGGTGATGTATGTGTATCCTTGTTGTGTGCGAGCCTAACAGCACGCCCACTAAGACAGACCTACATAACGGCGCATGTAGTAACCCACATGGTTACGGCTTCGCCATTATCGCTGATGATAAGATTATATCAGAGCGTAGTATGTCTGCCAAAAAATCTATCGCACGATTCTTAGAACTACGCAAGCAATACCCTAACGGGTATGCTATGTGGCACGCACGATACGCCACACATGGTGTCAAGAACGAAGCCAACTGCCACCCGTTCCAAGTAGGTGGTAGTGACTTGACATACCTAGCACACAATGGTATCCTTGATGTTACCATCGAGAAGTCAGACAAGCGTAGCGACACTAGAGTATTCGCAGAGGATACCTTGCCACTCATGGGTGGTGTGTCGGTACTTGACAACGATACAGTATGGACTATGGTTAGCAAGTGGGCTAGCGGTAGCAAGATATGTATCCTTACGCTAGACCCTAGTGCCAAGCACCAGATATACCTAGTCAATGAGAACCTAGGTACATGGGATAACAATGGTATATGGTGGAGCAACCAGTCACACAAGCGTACCACTACCACCTATAAATCTCCCGCAGAGGTATGGGCTACACCCAGTAGAAGCATGGACAATGCCGAACAGTTAGCCTATGACTATGCGCTCAAACATTATTACCAAGATGAGGGTGAAGAAGTCCTTGACATCTGCCCTGCATGCGAGTCACTTGTAGATATGTACGAGAACCCGTACTACTGCACCATGTGTGAGACATGCTTCGACTGTGATACCAGTATCATAGACTGCCTGTGCTACACACCCGATAGGAATTGGACAAGCCCTAAGAACTATGACTTGTTCGATGCACAACTATAAACCAACCAACTAACGAGAGGCAATACAGCAATGTCAGCAACAGCAATTCAGAATATCGCAGATGAAATCTCAGCACTAGCTAGCGAGGTAGCATACCTTGCTATGTCAGTAGATACATCATCAGACTATCCGTCCCGCGGGACAGTAGTCAAAGCACTACCAACACAGAATCGTTTCAAGGCTAAGTCATTGTGGGTGTCATTGGGCGACGGCACTTACAAACACCTGACTGGTAGCAAGGGTCTCATCACCACCCATGCTCGCCTTGACGGGTATGTCTCGACTGTATTCGAGGCATAACCAACTGACCTGAGCATGTCATTAAACTGCTCACCATTATTATTAACGAGAGGATACAACATGAGCAAGCATGTAGTAATCTGTGAGGCAGAAGATTGCGAGGCAGAGAATGAGGACTGGGAAGATGACGGCTCAACATACTGGTTCACATGCTCAACATGTGGCTACGATAACGAGGTGGTGCATTCACCATGGAAATGAGTAACATGCAAGGTATATGTACGACACACCCTAACCCTGACCTATGGTTCGAGGACTCGGGTGACTTGTTCCAGAAGCGTTTAGGTAGCAGTAATCCTAACAAGAAGTTCGAGGAGCGACGAGCCAACATGCTTATCGCTATGGAATTATGTACCAAATGTCCGATTCGTACCAATTGTCTATCCGAGGGCATGAAGGAAGAGAACTTAGACTATGGTATATGGGGCGGGCTACTACCAGGAGAGCGTATCGCCATGGCTGACACAGCCAAGGCTTCTACTGATAGGAAGTACCGCATGATAGTTGCACAGAACATTAGGAGTCTAGTCAAATGAAATCAGTATTCTTCTTGCTATTCGTAACGGGTAGCATATTCTTGTTCAATCCTACATCAGAAGCACCAACTAAAACATATACTACGCAGGCTTCTTGGAGTAAGGAAGACAGCAAGGCATATGCAAGGGACAAGTTATCTGAATGGCAAGAAGAACAATGGTCATGCCTTAGTAACTTGTGGGGCAAGGAGTCCGCATGGAATCCTAAAGCATACAATAACATCAGGGTAATGGGGAAGAACGCTGGTGGTATACCACAGTTACTAGGGCTTGACCCTGACACACCTGCACCACGACAGATTGAGCGAGGTCTTGCCTATATCTACTATAGGTACGACACGCCATGTAATGCGTGGGCATTCTTCAAGAAACATAACTATCACTAATGATTACCAAAGATAAGAAGGTCATCTGTGACTCATGTCAGAAGGAGATAAAGGGTGAGGCAAACACAATCACTAACCATGGTAGAGGTTGGGCACAGTACGCCAAGAAGTTCAACCACTTCCACCCCAACCCAATCGATTGCGCTAATGCAATTGAGGTAGTAAAGATATACAAGAGCAGAGCCATGACACAACGAGAGGACGACTAATGGCCAAGCATATTACAGAGATGAAGCCTGACTACACACAGGCTATGGACATACGCGGTAAGCCAACTGCGGTATGCCCTTGCGGGTGTGAGATATGGAATGTGAAGTGTAAGTTCGATGACTACGGCGAGATTGATATGTACTTCCTTGACATGGAATGTGCTGAGTGTGGTACACTAGCGACTGCACCAACACCCATAGACACGGAGGAATCAGATGAAGACTGAGTTCTTACATGAGGTAGTACGCAGACGAGAACGCAACGCTAGACCTAGTGTAATCACTCAAGCATACAACGATATGATGGCACAGATGGAAGAAAGTTATCGTCGCATGTATTCAGTTGATGCTCGAGCCCGAGAGGCTATTGACAGATACATGTCACAGGCTACAGCCAACCCAACAGTTGGCATGAATATGGTAATGCCAGTGCTTGACATCAATGCACCAGCTGGTACATTAGGAACGGCTAACATAACATATCAATGGACTGGAGATATAGTCCAAGGATACAGAGGGTGGGTGAGAATCAGTTGACCAATCAACATAAGTTCTTACATGAGTTACTCAAGGAACAGGAGCGCAACGAGTTGATACAACGAATCATCGAAGATGACCCTTGGAGATACTCTGAGCCACCACCATGGCCATTAACATTGGAGAACAATGATGCCTAACTATGAGTATAAGTGTGACACTTGTGGTACATCAGAGGAACACCAACGCAAGGTAGATGATAGAGATATCTTTCCACCTTGCCAATACTGCGCACAACCAACACGCAGAGTAATCAACCCAACGCCAGTCAAGTTCAATGGGACTGGCTTCTATTCGACAGGAGGATAACATGGCAATGCAAGACTTGACAGCAGAAGAAGTAACTGCTATCGTGCGTGAGCACGTACCAAACTGGGAAGATTATGAGACTGAAGATGACTGCATTGCAGACAACATGGACATTCTCTTTGAACACCTATGGGAAGATGACAACGACGATACTCCCTTCGAGGAGTACGAGTTCGACGAAGAACTAATCGATGAGTAAGGAGTTAATCAACTACCTGACTGGTCTCTTCGCCGTCGTACTCTTCGTAAGTGGTATCCTCTTGGCTTACAAGTTCGTCTGGTTCATCAGCTATATTGTCTGGGGTATCACGGTCTAGCCAAGGCTTCATGCCACCCATCAACTTAACAAGCTTGCGTATTACTCTCGTTGTACGCATACGAGTAGCGTCAGCGCTAGTGATATTAAGTTCATTAGCAATGTCAGCATACTCCATAGACTCTGCATATCGTAAGAAGAGTAACTGTTTCTCGTCAGTGCTTAACTTATGATATGCGGAGTCTACCTCTATCATCATAGCCTGTAGATTACCGCCCTCATTAGGAGCACTAGGCCTTCCTGGCCTACCAAGATTAAGCTTATGAGTTATAGTCCACTCATCACGCAACACAGCAGGAAGCAAGGCTTCCACAATTACTGGGTCATAGTAATATAAATCAGACACATCATAGCCAAGTGCCTTGGCCTTCTGATACTGACAATAGTCTAGCGCATAGTTACGTAGGCTACGATAGATAAGGTTCTTCGCATCCTTACCACCCATCTCATTCCACTCAGTAAACTTATTTATATGAGCAGGGAACCATTCGTATAATGTCTGACGAATATCTTCCAGTTCAATCATCTTAAACTTTCTGTGATACTCGCTAGCAACGTGGGTTACTGCATATTCCCAGGGTTCAATTAGCTTCCAGTCCATCATCAACTTTCTCATTCTTATACTTGCGGGTCATGGTCAGTAAATCTTCTACAGTAATCAGATAGCCCTTGCTCTTGTTGGGTGGAATCTCGCAAGAGATTTCTCTGCCCAGTTCTTGCACGCCCTTCTTGAGGATATGTGTTGGCACAATGAACACTGATTGTTCTAGTACGAACGCCCAGTATGCAGCCTCAGTAACCATCAAGCCTGACGGCTCCCATGATTTAGACTTATTGAACCAGCACTCAACCTCAATGTAAAGGTTGTTGGTAATCCACCACTTTCTATCGCGCTTTACTTCTACGGTCTTGCCACCAGTTAGCAGTTCTTCTACTAACCTCTCGCCCTTACGGCCGTATCCAAAATCTAAATCAAAGGAACTCTTGTTAGTCATTGGGCCACTTTCCTCGTAACACTAGCAACCCGATGATTGCATAGTTCGCCATGTCCTTGAAGGAATCCTCAAGGCTTTCGTGCTGTGGCCCCTTGCCACTATCAACTAGGTTATTAATCCGTGCAAACTTATCCCACATGCGTACACGCAAGCCATTGACTGGTCCGCCTGGGCTACGTGATATGTTGGTTGGCCCATAATCTTTATGCTTACTCAATAGTAAATCTTCTAGCTCCATGAATGTATTAGCTACATCGTCCATGAAGACATCATTGGAACTTTTAATTCCAATACTAGTTGATGGTTCTCCATGCGTGCTTGAGTCACCATAAAACCTTGGTTCACCAAGTGGTCTATAATCTGCCATGCTTCTTCACTCTCCACCTTCGAGTAGTTCTTTGAGTTCGTCATCTAATCCCGCCATGCTGGAACCTACAATCATATCTTCGATGACCTCAACAACTGTTCCAGGTTCCATCTCCACAGTAAAGAGAGTCATGTACGTGTCTTGTGCTACATCTTTAATCTTTTCAGGGTCATCAGCGTAACGATAGAAGCAACGCAACAACGAACCAATCATCAGGCGGTAGCCATTAGGTAGGATTAAAGCTGGGTCAAACTCTTCATCTTCTTCGAGCAGGTGGTCAGTTGCTTCGAACACATTGTCGAACTGCTCACCACATTCAGGGCAGGGTTTAATCGGCTTCATTGGTTAGTCCTGCTTTCTCTCTGATGTATTCCGCACCGAACTTGACGTAGATAGAATTGACATCTTCGCCCTCTGGCATGGAGACGATAGTAACTGGAAGTTCACGGGCAAGTCCTGCTGCAAATTCTTTGCCAGGTTGGTCGCCATCAGCGAATACAAATACTCTTTCAAAATCTGCGAGTAATCTTGTGTAGTGTTTCTTCCATGAATTCGAACCTGGAACTCCAATGCAAGGGATACCGACACATCTGCTGAGTGTGATAGTATCGAGCTCTCCTTCACAAACTCCAATCCAATCACCCGCCCTCTCAATGTCTAGTACGTTATACATCTTGGTGTCACTACCTGTCATACCCATATACTTTGGTTCAACTGCTGGATTCAAACTTCTAAATCTAATATCAACTACACCAGTCTTAGTAACATACGGTATAGCAAGCCTACCTTGATAAGCTTCATGTCCTGTCTCAGGCTCCTCGACTACGCCTAATCGCGCCAGCCGTGCTACTTCTATTGGAATGCCCCTGCTTGCCAGGTAATCTTCGGCCTGATAAATGCTTTCCTGGTACTTGCGAGTTGCTTGTCCCAGCAAATCCTTCTGCGATTCTAGATGCTTCACGTATGTTCACTCCTTCCTGCTGTGCTATGATTTGCAAACTGTTACCTTGCACTCCACATGCAAAGCATATGAAGATATTCTTATCTAGATTAACTGTTCCTGACTGGTGGCTATCACCATGGAACGGACATCTCAAGTTAGCTTGGCCGTGGTCACGGCGTAGCGTTGCACCGTAGTGCTCAAGCACAGCCTTGATTGAAGGCAAGTCACTCACCAAAGACATCTCCTAATCTTAATACTAAATACGAATCGGCTATTGATTTTCCACGCGCTTTGATAACCACCGCTGGAAGAATGGCTTCTCTCGAGAGGCCTCTTGCTTCTGCATAGTTACCCGCTTCGACTTGTGCTTCTTTGCTCCATTGGCTGAGGCTGATTTTGTTTCCTGCTCCTGGTGCTTTGCATTCAAGGATGCCAATGTTCGCTCCAAGGAAGTCAGCTCTGACGACAACATCCCCTTCATCTTTGCTACCTCTCCTTGCAAGTCGTTCAGCGTCAAGGCCAATTGCTCTAAAGTATTTCGTGATGTCGATTTCATATCCTGCTCCTCTAGCTTTATGTGATTTAAGTGTAGTCATTATGCGTTCTCTGGAATGTCGTCGATGAACATGTACTCAGGGTTGAATGCAACCCACGTCATCAGTCCTCCGCCTGCATCAGCTCTGCCATATCTGTTCTTGACAGGCGCAACTCCCATACTTGTCCCGACAACTCCAAGCGTACAGATGAGTGCGGGTAACTGCGCAACCTTTCCTTGGATAGCACTTCTAGGTTGGCATGGAGAGCCTTGGATAGCCTCCGATGTGTGATGTAAGACAACAACAGCTGCATTGGTCGCTCTAGCAAGGTACTTCAACTCCTTCATAATCGCACGCATTGATGCGAACTCTTCGCCACCATCAGTGGCTACGTCCATTAGGTTATCTACTACAATAAGAACTGGAGGACAACCCCATAGTTCTTCGAATGCTTGTACTTCTTCATCGATATCTTGTAACGATGGTGCTGATTCAAATGACCATACAATGTGTGAGCCACGTGCAAGCGTAGCTTTAGTCCAGCCATGGTCAGTATTCATTAGTGACTCTACGTCACCTTGTGACTTACCTGAAATCATTGAGGCTAATCGCATAGCCATTGTGTGTGCGTTGGTATCTGCTGAGATATAGAGTGTTGGCACTCTCATCTTCAAAGCTAAAGCTAACGCGAGTGTTGACTTACCTACACCTGGTGCTGCTGCAAACATTGAAACTTCGGAACGACGAATGATAATCTTGTTTGATTCAAACGCCCTGAAGCAACTAGGGAGCGGTTCTCCACCGATACTGGCACGACCAACGCTTCTGACAAGTGTGCGCATGTTTCATTCCCTTCTGTAAAGAAAGAACGTAGCCACCAATCTGGTGTGTACTGATGGCTACGCTCAATCATATCTTAGTTAACTGGCTTGCATTGGTCAGGTGTGCCCTGAGGTGTCGGACATGCCCAGAAAGCGTAAGGCTTCCCACTTGTCTTGCTCACTCCCTGTCGGAAGATTCGCGCCCCGTGAATGCACGTCGGGCTCGCTGTTCCTGCTGGCGTTACCGCGGACGGTGGTGCTCCAACGGATGCTGCTGCCTGCTGGATTGGAGCGGAGGATTGCAATGGCGTTGTGCCTGCTGTTGAACCAGTGGTCCCCAAAGGGGCTACGTTGTATGCACCAACAATCAGTCGTTGTACTGATGCAACTTGTGATGAGTAGTCTCCGATACCTTCAAGCAACACGCTTAGTTCGTCGGCCGTGTTGGCACGCACGTTAATCATGTCACCTGCTGGTGTCTTATAGGAGACTTGTAACTTCCAGTCTTCGTTCATCTATTATCCTATCTTAGTTGAGAACTGGCAATGTGCTGTCAGTCCACACTTGTATTGGCAATTGTTTGTGTTCGGCAAGAAGATACCTGCCTTACGTGCTTTGTCAAACCCCGCTACTAAGTACTCCAGCTTCTCCTCTGTGTACTGTTCGAGACTGACCAACGGCGACACGCCATGCTGACGTGCCATGAAGTATGTTCCCCACTTGATATCTATGCCAAAGGTTTTCATCAAACCAATCTTATAGAAACCAAGCTGTAGTGTATTGGAAGGAGTAGCCTGAGATGTCTTCAGGTCAACGATGACTAACTCACCATTAACTTCAAAGACTCTATCAAGAATCATCTTGACTGGTACACCAGCAAACTCGGGTAACATTTCGAGTTCGATAGCAGGGACACCTTGCGGTGTCTTCCATATCTTCCAATCGGTATTGGCTTTACGCCAGTCGATGTAGGCCTGTACCCAACGAGGACCTGACTCATGCCAGAAGGCTTCGTTCTCCTTGTTAGGGTTAGCTTTAGTTGCTCTGCCACCAACACGTGCATTGGTTAGGTCAGTGTCACCAAGCTCTTCGGCCCATGCTTTAGACCATAGTTCCTGTATCATGCATTCTCCAAATCCCACAGTTCGGTTGCTCGGTGAAATGCCGAACCACCTACCGACCAAACCGAAGGTTCTTCTGGTACCATCAGTAATCTACCAAGGTAGTACTGATAGCCACAGTCGACGTAGGTCGAGAATGCTGAGTATGAAACATGCTCGGGTAATTTATATTCTCCAAGTTGTATCATCGTGGGTGTAGTATAGCACACCTCAGGTAGCATGCAGGTTAGCAGCCTACCTACATCCATCAGTGTTGAGTGTATAATTAAATTATTATATAATATAAAGACCCCGAAGGGGTCTTATATATATAATATAATATATATTATAGGGGATAAAATGACTGAAGTAATTCTAGGTTCGCTAGCTGCGCTAGCAATTCGTGATATAATCTATGAAGCAGTAGCACGGTACAATCAGTACCGACGCAAGAAAGACTTCGAAGTATTCGTTGACTTGCTTGAGGACATCG